CATCCGGGGTGATAAATCGAATTTCCCCAAGTTCAATCCATTGCTGACCATCTTCATTGACTTGCAGAACCTCAACTTGTAGTGAGCAATCTTCCTGACCTTCTAGCCATACGATTGCCTTGCCGATAGATTCCGTGCCTTCGTGTTCATGTGGGTAAAGCTTGCCCTGAACTGATAGCTCTTGAAGGGCAACGAATGGTTTAGCTTGATTGATAGAGACTTCAACTTCTTGTATAGGCCCGCTTGCATCGGCGTAGTTGCAGCCTGTGATTAACGAAGCTGTAAGCAGGGTAATGAGTTTGGCGTTCATACAGCACCTCCAAATACTTGGCAAAGCGCAGCTACAACTTGCTTGATTTCTTCTTCTGATTTCCACCAGTATCTAGGTAACTCATCAGTAATATCCAACACTACATAGCCATATTCTTTAGGCTCCAAGCTGTTAAGAATCCAAATACCTTGATGGTGATAATCCTTATCTTCTGCCGGCGCAGGAACTTTAATTCCGTTTAGGGTGATGGTGCGAGGGGCGAGGCGGAATAAAAGACAACCATCATCAAAATTAAGTATTGTGTTTACTGTCAATAGACTTGCGTCACGCCAAGTTCCACTCACCTCTTTATATTTAACCTTCTCACCATTCGCCAAAGCAATCAGCGCCTCTTTCCTGCTATTCAACTTGCCTTCATCATTATTTGCATTCATAATTAATTCACTCACTGTAGGGTGGGTCGGGCCTCAAGTTGGTGGAACAACGTTGGGGCTTTTTGTTGTCTTGATGGTTATAATTTAGTATTTACTAAATAATTAGTCAATAGTATTTACTAAATTTATTTAGTTTAAAATTAGTATTTGCTGAATATTATGTTTTAATAGACAAAAGAAAACCCACACGGGGTGGGTTAAGAAAATAGAATACTGGAATATTTTAGTCCGTCTCTCTCATGCGATCCGAAATATCAAATCCTAACTTTTGAATTTGCATAAAATTAGAAATGAAATATAGTATTCCGAGAATATTTATAAACAAAGTAGCACAAGCAAGATCAAGAGTGATTTGAAATTCTCCAAAGCTCTTAATAAAATTAGCTTCAGGATAGATCTGATAAATTAAATACATGATAGATATAATAAAAAAATAAACCAAATAAGAATCCCTAACTTCTAATACGTTAACTTTAATTGCTTTGTAATAGGCGTCATTCTTCACCTTATCTGGATTGAGTGTGCATAAGACGCCCATACCTATTGAAAACATAATGCCAGAAACTGTATAAATAGTATTCAAAAAGGATATGCTTGGAATCTTTGAAGTAGCAGAAGCTACGGCAACTGAAATCACCAAAAAAAGTGAAATATTAACCAGTAGCTTTTTTACGTTCATTTTCTAACTCTCTAATAAATCTAGTCATCTCTTGTGATAGCTGAGCCTCGTTAAATAAGTTTGTATCTGTAGTTTCTATAGTAACCTCTTTTGTTCTTAATATTTTTCTACCTTTGATAATTTTTTTATTATTTCTTGTTAGAAATTCAAAGTTATCTAAGTCAGCTACAGGTTTTAATAATGCACCAAACGCTCTTTTAATTTGCTCATCATCATCTTTTTTAGGCTTTTTGAACTCAATGACCAGTTTTGCTGAAATCATCTGTTCAAGCTGATGGTCAGATATATCTTTAGTGTCGCTTAGAGCGCCTTTAACCAAATCTAATGCAACCTTCCCAATATTAAATGTTTTACCAAATGTGGGTTTGGTTGTACTAGGTGTAATGCTTCCCCCCGTAACTGGATCTCTAACAGTAATATCTTTGATATTAGACAGCTCAGGCATTGCGTCTTCAGCTACCAAAGGGTTTATCTCATACAAGTCATTTAATAGCCAATTTAAATAGGTTTGTAAGCGAGTGATTGTTAAATTACCTGGCATATTTGTTATAAGGAAATTATTATTTACCGAAAAATAATAATGGTTTTTATAGATTGCTTCGGCATTTACTACACTGTTATTCAAGTCAGCAATCGTAAAATTTTTCTTAGAAAACAAAGTGCCATCAATATGCTGAACATTATTTCCTAAAGCCACTCTTAGCATAGTGCAAAAGATAGGATCTCCAGCAGAGCTATTCTTTGCAAAGTCAGATATCAAATCTTCTTCTTTTTGTGGATCTTCTGCATTAAGAAGCATACGTCTATCATGAACGGCAGCAGAGTTTTGCAAGTTAGTTCTTAATTTATCTCCTAAGTCAGATTGTTTCTTGTTTATATCTGAATTAATTATTTCAAATGCACGTAATTTTGCTATAGCCATTATAAGCCCCTATAAATATCTATTATCCAACTTTAAACAACTGCTTCGTGTTTAAAGCTAATGCACCTCTGCATATAGCCGCTGCTAAACTTCCTTCTGTCCTGATATTTCTATTTTGGAAATAAGCTCTATAGGCAGGGTTAATCTTTCAGCCGTGATAGTCTCAAAATGCACCCAAATAGCTGCCACTTCATTCTCAAACTGAATACTGAGCAACTTTACAAGGTTATAAGGAGCAGCTTCATTTGGCAGGATGATGTTGTAGAGATAATTTTCACGCACATAGGAGATAAGCATTTGATGGATAGCCATCTGCTCAATACTGTTTAGTTCTCTGTATCTATATAATTCTGGTAACTCGTATTTTTTATTCACTTGTTATTACCCTATGTTAAATAGGCCGCATATAGCGGCCTTGATTCTTAATTCTTTCTTACTCTAGGTTTTGCATGATAGACATATCTTACGCAATCAACCACTTGCCCCACAAAGTGACATTCTTCATCAAACTCAATAATATTTGGCTTAAAATCTGGATTTAATGCTTGAAGGTATCTTTTGCCGTTTGTTTCAATAACCAGTTTTTTAAACGTAGCATCTTCACCACGACGGACCACAATAATATCTCCCGATTGCATGTCCCCATAATAAGCATCAGGATTTACAACAATATAATCGCCTTCAATAAAATCAGGAAAATTACTTACCCCTTGAACTTGAAGAAAAAAACAGTTTGAGCACTCATCTTCTGGTAAAGGCAGCCATTGAGAAACTTCACTCATATCAACAGCAGCAACATTCGTAAAATTACCAGCTTGCACCCAAGATAAGACGGGAGCCATGCGCGCTTTAACTCGTGGCACATTAGCAAAGCTTTCTTCACCAAAGATATTTTTTGCTGGCTCTCTATCTAGCAAGCCGGATTCCCAGCCGACTTTTTTCTCTAAGTTTCGAGCTGCGCGCTCGCCAAAACTCCCATGTCCTTTTACAAGTTGAGATATATGACTGGGGTTCAAATCGTAATACTCACAGAAAGCAGCATCTGAGGAAAACCCTTCTGATTTATTTTTGGCATCTATTGCCCGGCGTAAATTGGCGCGTCTTAAAGAAATAATATCCATAACAGTATTTCATCTATTTTTTAGTAAAAAGTAAATTCGTAAACACTAAATCTCTGTTGACTTCTTTAGCAATAAAAATTAGTATTTACTAAATATTACTAATGGGAGATTTAGAAATGTCTTCTGCTAATACAACCGAACTAAAAGCTTTCTTAGCCAGCCTTTCTTTAAGTGATCGAGAAGACTTCGCAAAACGCTGCCAGACCTCACTGGGGTACTTAAACCAGATCATGTATGGCAACAGTAAATGCAGCGCCTCTCTCGCAATCAAAATCGATAAAGAGAGTGATGGTGCAGTTAGCTGCGACCTGCTTTGTCCAGAAGCAGATTTTGATTACGTCCGCAACCAAGCATTAACCGCTTAAGGAAAACCCATGAGCAAATTATCAATTGAACTGCCTGCAAGTGCTAGAAATAGCATTTCACGTGTCATGCGTGTTCTTGCAGGAACTAACAATGCACAAATTGCCGAGTCAATTGGGCTTGATCCCACGACATTCTCACGAATGAAAAATGACAAGAAAAGCAATGGCTTGAGTGATTTTGAGAACACTTGCGCTGCATTGGATGCAATGGGATTAAAAATCGTTCCAAAGAAATACAAGCTGATTCACAAGGAAAAACTTGCAGCTTTATTAGCGATGGCAAAGGGCTATATGGGACGACTTAATTCTGTAGATGATCTTTTTCAAGATGATATTGATGATTTCGGAATCGATATTGAGCTTGGGTACAACGAAATAGAAAAAGCCTGACGTTCGAGGTCAGGCTTCCTGTTCACGGACATGGGAATGCAAATATGAACAACAACATTTTAGCAGAGATAGAAATAAACCAAAAGATATATCTGTTTCAAAAAGCGGTAGAGCGATATGCAGTAGAAAAAACCTTGCCTAATGCTCAGGCCGTGTCTCAAACCAAAGCGCAGTTGCTTGCTTTCACTATTGGAGGTGGCAAATGAATATTGGCGTGGATTTTGAAAAATTCATACAACAGGCAGAAGTCGTGACTGAACAATTCACTCGAGTTCCAAACTTCGTATTTGATGAGCTTATGGGGCAACTCAGTGATAAAGCCTTTAAGTGCCTAATGGTGATTATTCGTCAAACTACTGGTTACAATCGTGAGTGGCACCAAATCGCTACAAGTCAATTCCAGAAGCATACTGGCATATCTAAAGAGCGAACTATCTTTGCTGCTATTCGCGAGCTGGAGCAATGCAATCTGATCAAAGTAGAGCGCAAAACTGGTGTTCTAAATAACTATTCACTGACCAATAACCACTACCCTTTAAAGGCAGTACCTTTAAACGATACCACTACCCCTAAAGGGCATGAGGGTAGTACCCCTAAAGGGCAGGGGACTACTACCCCTAAAGGGCATACTAATAAAGAAAACTCTAAATACAATATTAAAGAAAGTATTAAAGAGAAATTCAGCTTCGCTACTGCATTAGAAAACCTAGGTGCTGATGAGCAGTTAATCAAAGATTGGTTAGCTGTCCGCAAGAACAAAAAAGCTGCCAATACCGAAACAGCTTTCAAAGGTTTTGAGCGTGAATTCAACAAAGCAAATTTAAATATCAACACTTTACTGAAGATCTGCATCGAACGTTCATGGCAGGGCTTCAATGCATCTTGGTTGCAGAACATCAACCTTGCTGAATACCAGGAGCAAGAGCAGTTATCTGAACAACCAGCATCACAAACAACTTCTGGCGAATGGGTGGACTTCTGATGACAACACTACATTCGATGATGTTTGAACAGGCTGTACTGTCTACGTTGATGACTGTAGCTGACAGTCTGAATGCACTGGAAATCAAACCGACTGTTGAGGATTTCTACGCAACACGTCACCAGGAGATTTTCAAAGCAATCGAGAGTCTGAATATCCAGGGTAAGCCGTATGACTTTGTGATGGTCAAGGATTTTGTTGAATCACAAGGCAAGATGAATCTGGTGGGTGGTGAGCAGTATTTTCTGGAACTTTCCCAAGAAACAGCAGCAGCGTTTTTTAACCTGAACAGCTACATCAGCAAACTTAAAAAACTGACTGAATGCCGCAAGGTGGAAGAAGCTGGCAAGAAAATCATGGAGCTGGCCCAGAATACCCTGATTGAAGACATGCCACTCAAAGCCCAGGAGATTGCAGCAGGCGTAGAGTCTGTCATTGCCACAGATACCCGATACAGCTTGCAAGATTCCAGTGTGGCTGCCCTGGAGATTCTGGAACGTAAAATTGCACATAAGCGTGACAACACTGGATTGGCTTATGGTGTAAATACTGGCCTTCGTGATCTGGATGCCATTATCGGGGATATTGAGCCTACCCATCTTTGCGTTGTGGCTGCTGCACCAGGCGGTGGCAAAACCACATTGGCCCAGATGATTGCTATTAACGCAGTAAAACGCAATAACGCACCTACGCTGTTCTTCTCTGGTGAGATGTCTCATGACCAGGTGACGAGCCGAATCTTGAGCGCTATAGGCCGGATTCCTTTTAGCCATATCAAACGTGGCGAAATGACAGCTGATGACTACAGCTCATGGGTACACCTGACAGCACATGTTTTTCCACAGTATCCGCTAGAGATTGTGGATAAGGCTGGAATCAACCTGGCTGAGATGCGTGGAGAAATCAAAAAGACTATTGCCAAACATGGCCGCATTGGCTGCGTCATTGTGGATTACTTGCAGCTCATGACTGACCCAACATCAACCAAGCGTTATGAGGTGGTTACTGCAATCTCTATGGGCCTTAAACGAATTGCAAAAGACTTCAAGTGCCCTGTAATTGCCCTGTCACAGTTGACCAAGGAGGCGCTAGGCCGTCCGTTGACTATGTCTGATCTGCGAGAGTCTGGGCAGATTGCTCAGGATGCCGATCAAATTATTTTTCTTTATCCCGATTCAAAAGATATGGGTGTGATTAATGCCAATGTTGCCAAGAATCGTCATGGCAAAACAGGGGTGGCTCGTCTTTTGGATGGTTTTGAATATTGTCAGTTCCGAAGCGTTCAGCGACCAGATGACGCGAGTATGGGAGGTGGGGTGTGAATGCATTTAATAAAATTCTAACAACTCAGATCCAGACACTAGTTTCTGATTTTGTAATTAGCAGCTATTGCGGTGGTACTAACTCAACGGCACTTTTAATTGAGTGTGTAAAGCGTGGCATTCGCGTTGACATGATCCTGTTTGCTGACACTGGTGCTGAGAAACCTCACACCTATGCGTATGTTGAGTATTTCTCGAAGTGGCTCGTATCCAAAGGTTATCCGGCGATTCAGGTGGTTAAGGCGCCTAATAAAACATTAGAGCAGGATTGTTTTGATCGGAAGGCGCTTCCAAGCATTGCTTATGGCCTTAAGTCATGCAGTCAACGATTCAAAATTCAGCCGCAAGACAAGCTGTTGAATAACAGTGTGATTGTGGGAGGGCGACTGGTGAAATTAATCGGGTATGACGCTGATGAGCCACATCGTGCGAGTCGTAAATACGAAGATAAATTCACTCGGATCTATCCATTGATCGATTGGGATATGGGGCGTGATGAATGTATTCAAACTATCAAAGAGGCTGATCTGATTTTGCCAGGTAAGTCATCTTGCTACTTTTGCCCAAACTCACGAGTAAGTGAAATCAAGTGGCTTGAGAAGTATCAACCAGAACTATTGGCTAAAGCCTTAAAAATGGAAGAACAAGCGGATCTGACTGACATTGCTGGTTTAGGTCGTAATTTCTCTTGGAAGTCCATCTACCAGCAACAAGACGCTTTCATGGATCACTTTGTTCCAGATATGCCATGTGACTGTTATGACGGAGGTGCGGCATGAGAACAAGCTCACTTAAAAAATTCGAGGATTACTTGCACATTTTGGTCTACATCACTCATGCAGATCATGAGGTGGGTGCGAAGGAACTTGAGGAAGAGGTAACCGAGTTAGCCAGAGGTCAGCTTAATTTAGACCTGAATGCTTTGGTTGAAGCTGAATATCTCATTTCAAACAACAAGCGAAATAACCGGGCATATAGAGCTACTAAAAAATCAAAACAACTATTTGGAGCCACCGCATGACTAAGCATGACAACGTGAGCCAAGAGGGAATTATGAAAGCAACTGAGTTTGTGAGGGAGTATGGCATTGAGGAGGCAAGAGAGTGCTTAGAAGAGCGTCCAAAAGGTTGGGAAAGTTGCTATCTAAAACTCTCAAATTTTGAATTGGTTAAATACATTCCGTCGC